TTCGTATGTATATTCACCAGCAGTATAAGTTGCCGTTTGAACGGGTGTTAAACTTACTTTTCTAGTGTGATTGTCAATTTGCACAAAGCTAGCATCAAGCCATTCAATCATCACCGTTCCGCTTGTATTTTTGGCTTGTAGCTTAAATGAATAAGTACTCACATCAAGTGGAGTATCTTCGCACTCATCTTCATAAAAAGAATAGGTGATCACATAGGTATCTCCCTTCTTTATGGGCTTCATATTTAATTCACCTATCATTGTCTATCTTGTTTATCTTTTAATTCTAATTTAATATCGTTCAAAGCGGCCATTATCTCCTTAAATTGCTCTACCGTATCATCCTCTTTTTTCTCTAACGTCTTAAGCCTTAAATCATGCTCGCGAAACTTTACTTTCATGTCGGTATATATCTTAACGCCAATTCCAGCAAGTCCGATCGTTTGAAACCCAATAATAACCCAAAAATTCGATTCCATTTGCTTAAAATTACAACATTTTTTATAATGCGATATATACCGCTTTTACTACTTTTCCATTATAAGAAGCGCCAATTGATATAACAAAATTTGGCGAAGTTCCAGTCACAGAATAGTTATAATACCATATCCCATCTATGCCAACTGCAACAAGTTTATAATCATCTGGGTCTCTTGCGGTAATTGAACCACTAGATACTGTATAACTATCTACGCTTGTAATCTCAGTTAAAGGACCAGTTCCTTGCAAAGTATAAGAATAAGTACCGTATTGAGCAGTTGCACTTGTAATAGACAAATTTTGTATGATACAAGTAAATTTATAAACTTTATAGTTTCCACTCGCATCAATCATGTCTAAATAACCCACAAACTCTTGATCGCTCCCTTCAATAAAACTATCAAAAAAAGTAATAGGTTGCATATCTGACTGGACTATTTTTACCAATCCGTCACCAGTTATATTAAAATTTGTTCTATTTGCCAAATATTCTCTAAATATGCCATTTGTTCTTGGGGCAAGTTCAAGAAAATCTCTACTTATATTTAATGTAGCACTTTTAGTACAAGCAAAAGGATAAACACCTCCACTTGCGTTTGTGACTGCTATAACTAAACCTTCTGCTTTTACTGCTTCTGCCATATTAATTTGTTAAATATCTGTCTTTATAAGTATCAAATGTTTGCGCAGTATTGGTAGTATAACTAAATGACATACTTCCACCAGTTAAATCTAATGCATAAATATTTGTATCAATCCAAATACTTAAAATATCTCCCGTTTCTAGCAAAATACTATTTGTACTTAAATCAACATTAAAATATTCAGGATTGTTATTTATATATACCGTTTGAGTATTAATCGATGCCCCGTTTAAGTATAATTTAAAATCTACGCTTGCCGCACCAGAACTACTCGTAATAGCTCCTGAAATGTTACAAGCAATATTAACAGTAATATTATTTGTTCCATCATAGGTAATATTGGTAGTTCCACCTAAACTAAAGTCGGCAGGACTAATAATTGTCCATGGCGCATAGTTTGTAGATGAATATGATCCAGTAGTTATATCGGCTTGAAAATTCTTAGTAATATTTTCTCCAGGGTCTTTTTGACTATCATAAACCTCAATAAGCGTTCCAGTCCAAGTTGCGGCATCGAAATCAATCTCACGCAAATTTAATATATAATATATTTTATCAGGATCGTCATCTGGGAAAATAAATGTATTAATAAGTCCAATTGGCTCTGTATTATTATTAAATTTTAATCCATAGCAATTTATATCAATCTTATTTCTATCATATCTATTATGTTCCCAATATGGAATCAATGTTTGCTGCGTAAAAGGAAATCTTTCATCAGCATATCTATATCTATACCATTCTGCGTTTGTAAATGTAGTTTGATTTGATTCAAATAAACTCCCTTTGAAGTTATATGACATATTATCTTCAAGATAATTTACATAAGAATAAACATTTCTTAAATTTTCAGTTTTTTCATATTTAACTTCTCTTCCAGTAATATTTGATCTTCTTTCATCTACATTAAATATTGGAATTGTTTCTAAAGAAAAGTTTTTAATATTTACTTGGTTATCAACGTATGATTTTTTATCCTCTCCATAAAAAACCACTTTGAATTTACCTACGTTTGGACAAGGGTCTGATGTTATATTAACAGTATTCCAATTATCTGCTAAAATATCTTTATTATCATTTATTTGTATTTGTATAGAAGCAGGAGTTCCAGCAAAACCAGCATCTGCATTTTTCCAATGTCCATAGCTGTCCAATGCATAATTTCCTAAAGGAGTTTCTAATAAGACATAAGCAACTACTAAATCTTTTTTATCTGGTGGATAATAATTATATTTGAAAGAAAATGATAATCTTAAAGTATCAAACACTCTAACATAACAATATTCTGAAATAATCCAACTTGGATTTGATACAGCTAATCTAAAAAACGCATATCTTTCACTTAATATTGTATCAACGTATGCTTCAACTACTCCGTATGTTCTAGCTACTGGTGTAGGATTATCAAATGATCCCTCTTCAAAATCCCAATTTGCAAGTGTAGTTAATTTTGAGGTTGAGTTTTCACTTATTAATGTTCCTCTTGTAAAAGAAGAATTTGGCACACATTCTGCAAACATAGCATAAGGTCTAATAACCTTATCAGCTTTTGTTCTCCTCATAATCATCCTCAACATTTCAGGAGTAATTTGCTTTATATTTTCATCAACCCCAATATTTGCATCATATCTACGATTAGATGAATGCCTACCAGTAACGCTATTTCTAAATCCTCTTAAATCAGTATTGGTAGGTATATATAAATCTTCTAATCTTAAAAAATACCATTGGCCTTTGTATTGAAACATTGTTTGACCAAATGATATATTTATTTTATTTAAAACTTCTAATTTACTTTCATATTGTTTTGGCTCAATCGCAAATGATCTAGCATCTAAATAACACTGATCCAAGCACATATCAGTATTTCCATCATCCATTGATGTATGGTATAAACTATTATATATTCGTGATTGAACGAGTGATTGTACTGTTTCTTCTAGGCAATATCCAATTGCTTGCCAAGGTGTAATTTTCCCAACTACCTCCGCTTCATTATTATCAAATTGTTTATCAGAAAGTTGTCCTACGCCTTCAGTAGCTGTAAGCGTTAAAATATGGCTAGTTGAAATCCAAGTTTCTTGAAAATTATCTTGTATTATATATCCATACCAATATGGTGAAAATGATGCATAAGAAAATATAACCAATATATCATCATCATTATCAGTCATAAAATTTTCCATGGTTACAGATGAATCACTAGCTACTATATTTATAATAGCTTGCTGAGGTCTATATCCCTTGAATAAATTTTCATCATTATTATATTCAGATAATACAAATGGTTTAGTTGCTGGAGTTAAATATGTTACCCCACCAGTCCATCCTTCAAAATGAAATTGAACTTGGCAAGTGTCACCTTGCCTATTCACAAATTCCATTCTATATTTTTCTTGTTTAGCCAATTCTATTAATATTAGTGTTAGTTCTATTTAATACTCCAACTAAATCTGAACCTCTTTGTACAAATACTACTTCACCACCTAATCCACCAGTTCCATTAACGCCACCAAAATTAACCGCTTGATTACCAAATGCATCTAAAAATGATGTACTTTTTAAATATTCATCTAATGATCCAGTTTTAAACTTACGAAGGTCTCCTATTAAACTTCCAGCACCAGGTGCTAATGCATTTGCAATTGCACTTATTATGGCATTTATTGCTACTTGTTTTGCTATTCTTTTTAGACTTTCAACTGCTATATCAGCAAATTCCTTCCAAGTAACTTTACCTTTTTCAAGTATTGTACTTACTAAATAATCTAATGGTTTAGTTAATACTTCAGATACATAAGATCTTATATCTTCATATGTTCTTTTAGTTTGATTTGCTAAATCATCTAAAAGATCATAATAATTTGCAAATTGTTCTTTTAATTGTTTGTCAAGTTCTAATTGTGTTAATTCTGTATCAATTTCATTTAAACTTGACTTTATAATTGCGGTTATTTGTGACCATACCAATGGTATGTCGTTTTTAAATGTTTCAAGAGTAAGTATTTCTTTTAATTTTTCCTGAAATTCTTTTAAACTAGGAAGAGCATCATAACCAACAGATTTTGCTCTTTCTTTAAAATCATTGAATGCCTTTTCAATATCAGGATTTGATATTGCAGCTTCAATATCTCCAAATAATCCTCTTTTAATATCTTTTATACTAAATGTAGGAGATTTTATTTGTTGTTGAGCATCAAATAATTTTTGCTGATCTAAAACTGCTTGTTGTAATGCATATCCGTATTGTACTACGGCATTTTTTAAATCATCGTACGATGATACTCCTATAATTAAATTATCAAAATAATTTGCATTTGTTCCAAGAACTTTCTGAGATTCTAAATTTAATTTATTTAAAATATCAGTTCTGTCTTTTTCTTTAGCATTTACATCTAATAATACATCTCCAAATTTGCTTAATCTAGTTATTGCACTTTCTGGAGTATAAAATTTTTCTACAAACTTTAAATAATCTTCAGTTTTTGGTAATTCAAAATCAAATTTTATCTTAACCGCTTTTCCACTTTTACCTCCAGGCTGATAAAATTCATTTAATAAATTTATAGCCTCTTCGTACTTTTTTCTTAAATCTTCTGATCTAGGAAATTCAACTCCCATGACTAATTTATTTTGTACCTCTAATTTATTTTTAAGAAAATTATAATCATTAATTAACTTTTTTTCCTTAGAAGTAAACTCTTGATTATCAATTGTAGTAAAAACTTTTACTGGAGCCATTGCAGTTGATACTAATTTGGCTCTTTCTTTTTCTACTTCTAAATATCTTGCAGCTTTAGCAGCTAAATCAGGGTAGGTAGAATTTAAATTATCAAATTGTTGTTGTAACTTAAATAATGCATCTCTTTGATTATTTAAGTTTATTGTTGTTTTTCCAATTTCTTGTTCATATTCTTTAGCTACTGCATTTGCTATTAATGCTTGAGTATATAAATCAACTGCGGTAGTTAAACCTTCTAATGATGTTTTTTCTAAATTGAAATTCTTAAACCTATCTTTATCTAATTCTTTTAATTGTTCAAGTGCATTTTTTCTTAATATATCACTTTTAGTTGCATCTAAAACAATATTAGATAAGGCTTGTATTTTTATAGCTGAAGCAGCATAATTACCAGATGCTTCATTTTGTATTTCAGAAGTAGATCGTACGCTTTTTTCAAATTCCTTTTGTGCTTGTTCTGCATCTTTAATTATATTAATATATGCAGATGTTTTACCAAATAATGCATCAAAAGCTGCGCCTAAACTTCCATATTTTTGAACTAAAAATGTAACACCACTTGTCAATGCACTAAAAGCAAAAAATAAACCACCTGGGCCTATCATTGCTTTTCCTAGCTCTTTTAAAGCACCTCCTACACCATTACTTTTTGTAGCTAGTTCTCCAAATGTTTGAATTACTGCTGGTAAGTTATTTTGAATGCCAATAAAGCCGTATGGTAAATCTTGAACAACTAAACTTAAACTTGTTAAAGCAGTTCTTGATCGTTTCGAAAACGCTTCTATTTCCCTGGCGGCCTGATCTACATCCGCTTCTAATCTAACTTTTACTCCTTGATCGCTCATTTTTGTATCTATTATAGAAGTCTTTTAATTCATCTTCTTTTACAGAAGCATCATGATCACCAGGTAACGGCCAAAGTGCTTCAGGTGATTTTGGTGATGTTTTAGGATCACCATGTAATTTCACCATCGTAAACATTAACAATCTAGTTCTTCTATATTCATCAACAATTTTATCGTTATAACCAGTTATAGCTAGTGAAAATTGTCTTGGACTATATGAATAAAAATCGTTTGGTTTAAGCAATAAACTACCAAATGCGTATGCCTCTATTTCTTCCCACGAGAATTCTTTTTTTTTGCATTCGCAACTTGATCTTGTTTAGGTCTTATAAATTCGTTTGATGACCAAACTGATATTACTTCTTTTATAGATTCCAATACATCGTTGTTAGATATATTTTGTTCAATCCAATCTATAAAATATTCTAAATCATATTTAACATCTACTTCTTTTACAAGACAATTATTATAGTATCCACTATAAATAATATGTGCTATACCAATTTCGTTTAATTCATTACCTATGAATGTCTTACCAGATACAAATTTATCTTGTAAGTATCTAAATGAAGCCATTCCAAATTTAAGTCCAAGTTTTTCTTCTTTTATAGTAATAGTTATGTAGTTCATAGTTTATAATTAAACTGTAACATCAATTGCACCAGTAGATACAATTGTACCAGAGAATGAAATAAATTCTGCGGTAGATTGTGTCCATGTCAATGATGTAATATAACCTTGATATTGATGATAATATGCAGCACCAGCACTTGAACCAGATACAACTGGGTTTTGTACTCTTACTGATACCAAAGTTTTGTTATTAAACGCTTGAAGCAAAGAATTGTAAGAAATCTCAGAACCTGCGGTTGGGTCTGTCTTACAGATTGCATCAAAGTTTAATGTCATTTGTGGAAAACCCACTGAAGTTAATACCCCACAGTTAGTTTGATTGCTTGATGAATCAACTGTACTGTTAATTGATGATGTACTTAAACAAACCAAATCATCGTAGCTTGTTCCACCAGTAACATCAATTTCTACATTTTGTAATGCTCCTAATACTTGTACCATTGTTGTTTTATTTTTGGTTTACTAAATTGTTTATTGTTATTATTTTTCTATTAACGTAATTGTCACCATTTTGTAAAGGTAAATATACTGAATTTATTCGTGCCATCGGATATACAATAAAGTCAGAATCTGAAAATCCAATAATCCCAGGGTTAGGTATCAATATATTTAAAATTTGTCCAGAAATATTATCTATAACTGCTGGATCATTAACCCTATATTGCTCACTAAAAATATCTATATCTACATTAACCACATTCTGAAATGAATTATTTGTATTTGCAGCATTTTCAGTAATAGATGATATTATGACATAGTTTTTAGGCAATGTTCTGAATGGGTCTTGGCCATACACTGGTACATCTTTACCATTGTATGATAAATTACCATTCAAAGCATTAACATATATAACCCTTACATTATTACTGCTATCCTTCATATTTTTTTATTATAGCCTTGATATTGTTTATTAATATTATACTCCAACTTCTAAAACTTGGATATAAATATGGGTGTTGATAGCTATTCCCAGGATGCGTTTTTTTGAATGTCAATGCATAATCTTGCCATTCTTTTTCTAGTGTTGGAACATATTTTTTTGCCCATGGTCCAGTACCAAACTCTATATAAGGGGAATAATATAAATTAGACCCAATTGTATAGGCAAAATCTTTATTTTTTCTAGCTTTTATAGATGATCTTAATTGACCATATTGAGCTGGTAGCAATTGTTTTGCAGTTGTAACAATATTTTCTGATATAGCGGCCATTTCAGCATCTATTTCAAGTGTGGCTGCTTTATAATTATCCTTAATTTTTTTAAGGCTACTATCTATACCAGTGATTTTTGCTCTTAGCATTATATAACAACCTTTTTATATTGATGATAGTTAAGACCATTCCAGTTAGGATATTGACTTATAAGTGCTTGAGGATCAGCATTCATCTTTTTGCCTCTATTCTCATATTGCCAAGCCACAAGTGCCATAATATCATTTGCAATGTCCTCTGGAACTGAGCTATAACCACTTTGATATTGAATTTCATAGTTACCTTGGGTATATAGCCAAAGTTTACCAGCAATCACCTCATAATCTTCATTCTTTGTTAATGTTTCCCAACTATTTATGCCTGTCTTAATTCTCACACTATCTATACAAATTATTGGTCCATAAGGCAAATCCACCATCCATACGCTCGGCTCAAAACCAGTTAATTGAATATAAGTTTTAAGCAGCTTATTAACAAATGCAACTCCAGTTAATTTCTCAATATGTATTCTTGAACCATTTATCAGTGATTGTATTAAAGTATCGTCCGATGTATAATCAATTCGCATCCAATTCTTTGCATCCGTTAAGCTAACTGGCTCAACAACCCCATCAGCTAAGATCGTCGTTCCGTTTATATATATTGCCATACTTACTAATATTTATTAACCATTTCTCTGAACCAGGTCTCAAATTGATCAAGCGCTTCTCTCGGATCATGCTCTCTTGATCTCTCTTTTGCTTTTTTGGATGC